GGTACTACTTCAAGTTCAACAACGGCCGGTGGTACCGGTGGTTCTACGGTATTTGAAAGTGACTTATAACCAAGTGTTTTTCCTAATTGTTGATATTGTTTTTTTGAGGTACTACCAGAGACATTCTCTTTTGCTAAAGCTAAAGTTGCTATTCTTATCTCTTTATGTGTATTTGTATATTGTTGACTATTTTCTTTCGTAAAAAGTTTATCGTATTGATTTTGATCTACTATGGTTGGTGATAGTTTTGAAGGATTGTATTGATATATTAATGATCTACTACCAAAGGCACCCTCGGCATAAGCATCATAACTTCCAGTTGCTCTGTCAGTAATGTAAATTACTTTTTGTTTACTATCTGTTTGGCCAGTTAGTGGGTTCCTTCTACCACTAGTTTGATTTAACTCTAAGGTTGCTTGATATTTCGTTGGATCATTTACTCCCAAACTCTTCCAACCTGAAGTATCCTTTGCCACTATTTTATTTCTCCTAATAATGGTTACTAACCCGTTTAGTTATTTATTCTGAAACTTTGATAAGGAATCGCACGAAGTGTTTTAAGTTCCATAGGGTCAACTACACGAAGAGTATCTGATTCTTCCCAAGTATAATTCCTAAAATCGCCCCAATGATAGTTTAGACCACGAAAACCCCATTCAAAGACACCAACACAAGCAATCAAAGGAAACTGGTCATATTCAACTCTCGGTGTTTTTGCCCGATAGATGAATGTGTAATACTTACCAACATCAGGAATGACTTCTACATCGGTTAGAATTTCCATGATTTCTAACATCATGTCATCAGGATCTGTCATACTTGAGATCCTATTTTCATCCTCTTCTTTAAATCTATTCATTTCTTCCAGTGATAGAGTTCATCTTCTGTGATAATCTTAAACTCAATTAAATTATCCTTACAAAAATCAACTGCTGCCTTCCATTTTGCCTGATTGACTGCATAAGTCTTTGCTTCCGCAATAAACCCTTTAGTCACTCTTTTCTTTTTGACTGGTGGTAGAGTTTGTTTCTTGGGTTTAATTTCAATTACATACTTTTTTAGTTTACCACTCTTTTCTTTCACTTCAATCAAAAAGTCTGGATAGTATCTATGTGGTCTTCCATCAACTGGTGAAATATAAGGTATTGAGAACTCTTCTGATGCCCATTTCACTATATTTGGATTCACATCACAGTACCTACAAAACTGTCTTTCCCAAGAACTTCTACAAATAATATTGTTCGAATTGCCAAGGTATTTTTCAGGATGTGATGGTTTATAAATTGACTTTATACTTTGACCCATCTAATATACATAGTATTATAATGTAGAAATATTTAGATGCCTGGACCATATCCAAATTCAGTCAAAACATCGGCACTAAAGAGTAAAATTCTTCATGTTGCCCAGACATCTGTATATCAAGTCAAAGTTCAACCACCAATCAGTGTAATGACTTTCTTGAATGCAAGAAATTTCAATTATTATGCAGATGGTGAAAATGTTGAATTGATGTGTTCTGCCGCATCACTTCCTGGTGTAAATCTTTTCACTCATGAAGCAACAAATGATTTCGCTGGTATGTCAGAAAAAATGGCATATCGGAAAGACTTTGGAAATACTCTTGATTTGACATTTATGGTCAATAATAGATATGATGTGATTGAATTGTTTGATGGTTGGGTTGATTTTATTGCAGGACAAAATGTGAATAATATTGGATATGAAAATTCCGCAGTATCTTATCGGATGAATTATCCCAATAGCTATAGAAGTCCGATACATGTAACCAAATTTGAAAAGAATGCAACGACAGAAAGAAGACGTGCCAATGATAGTTATCAGTTGCGATATACTTTTATCGATGCATTCCCGATTAGTATTGCACCAACTAGTGTGAGTTACGAAGCAAGTGATGTTTTAAAATATAATATCTCCATGTCTTATACCAGATATGTTAGAGAGCGTAGATTTGCCTAATAAATAGTTTCACTTATTATTGTAGTTTATTATGCCTTTGCCAAAGATTGTAACTCCTGAGTATGACTTGGTATTACCATCAACACAGAAGAAAATTACTTATAGACCCTTTCTAGTTAAAGAAGAAAAACTTCTAGTTCTTGCTCTCGAAAGTGAGAACACAAAACAGATTACAACTGCAATCAAATCTGTTCTGAAGAGTTGTATTCTTACGAGAGGTATTAAAGTAGAGAAACTTCCGACTTTTGATATTGAATATTTGTTCTTGAATATCAGAGCTCGGTCAGTTGGTGAAGAAGTTGAGGTAAACATTGTGGCACCTGATGATGGTGAAACAAATGTAACAGTTACTATTGACCTTGAGGACATTCAAGTTCAAACTAACGAAAACCACACTAATAAGATTAAACTTGATGATACTTTGATGATGGAGATGAAGTATCCTTCATTGGAACAATTCATTTCAAACAACTTCGATTTTGAAGGTGATACTGACATTAATCAATCATTTGAATTAATTGCTTCTTGTATTGATAAGATTTACAATGAAGATGATGTTTGGTCTACTGATGATTGTACTAAAAAGGAAGTCGTTGACTTCTTGGAACAGATGAGTTCAACACAATTCAAAGAAATTGAACAATTCTTTGAGACTATGCCAAAACTATCTCATACAATTGAGATTACAAACCCAATCACTAAAGTAAAAAGTACTATCGTTTTGGAGGGTTTATCCAGTTTTTTCGCATAGGCATGATCCATATGGATCTAGAGAGTTATTTTAAATTAAACTTTGCGATGATGCAATACCACAAATACTCTCTCACTGAAATTGAAAATATGATGCCCTTTGAAAGAGACATTTACGTTGCTCTCTTACAACAACATTTAGAGGAAGAAGAACAAAAGCAAAAGGCAAGACAGAATGGCTAGAGATCCTAAACAATTAAGAAAGGCTTATGAATATAAGTTAGGGAAGGATCTTGCCTCTAAATTAGATGATAAACAAATATCGTCATTGTCAAAATATTATAATTCATTACCACCCGATCAACAAAGTAAGGTTGACAGTGAACTTATAAAGGGTATGGGTGAATTCCTTGACACTGCCAGAATGATGGCGGGTATGCAGGAAACTGAACTGAAGGGAGATAAAAAGTTTACCCCTAAGGCAAAAGCCAAACCACAAGGTCCAATGAGACCACCGAAAGAAAAAGGTGGAGATGTATATTCTGCAAGAAAAAGTGATAAAGAGATAGAGGAAGATATACCAGAAGGTCTCGATGATATTCTAAAAGATATAAAAAAAGAAACTTCTAAACCAAAGACTACATCTGAAAAACCAGACAAGAAGGCTGTAACCGCCCTTGTTAAGAAGTTTAGTGCCGAGAAGAAAGAAGATACCAAACAACAATCTACTAATGAAACTATTGATCCAACAATATTGAGATTGTTGGGTTTAGAAGATGCATTTGACCTTGATTACGATACTTATAAGACTCTTCTTCGTGAGAAGATGGCTGCAGGCAGAATGTCTAAAAGTCAGATTCCAACTGAAGAGACAGAACTTCTTACTAATGAATTTAAGAGAGTAAAGAGTAAGACTGGTAGATTTAAACCAAAGAAAAAGTCTGTTAATATCTCCAAGGTAGTTCAAAGTGGTAGAAAATATAATAAATCTGCAGTCAATACCCAAAAACTTTTAAGTGGTTCTAAAGAAGCAGAATCAACTAAAGTTAAAGTAAAGGGAGAAGCGGTTACAGATTCTTTCGAGAATATCAACCAAAGTTTACTTGGTATTGATAGTCTTCTTAAGAATATATTGGGAGAAGAGAAGAAAGAATCGGAACAAGAAGAGAAGACTTCAAGAAAGGCTGCACAAAAAGCAGAAGAAGAGAAGTCTGAAAAGAATGCAAAGACGAAAGCAACTAATGCACTGAAAGGATTCAAAGCTCCGAAGATGGGTTTCCTTGATATGATCAAGAGATTCTTCAAGAATATCTTACTTGGTGGTTTTATACTGAAAGCCCTTGATTGGTTTCAGAAAGAGGAAAATCAAAAGAAAATTCAGAATGTAATTACATTTGTTACAGATAATCTAGATAAAATCCTTCTGGGCATTGCTGCCCTGGTTGGAATTGGGATTGGCGCAAAAATACTTGGTTTCTTGAAACTATTTTCTCCTCTAATAAAAGGAGTATTATTTGTATTAAGAGGTTTCTTAGGTATAATACCAAAAATAATAAACAAATTTAGACCACCAAAGAACACACCAACTCCAAAAAACACACCTGGAGGTAATACTGGTCAAAAACAAGGAACTGGTAAGAATGCTGGTAGGACTAAAGGTAGGCCTGGTCAACCTGGTCAGAATATAACTCGCGGTGGTGGAAGAAATACTGGAGGGGGAAGAGTTACCCAGAGTGGTGGAAGAACTGTTCAACCGGGTAGACGAGCACCTAGAGCTGGAGGTGGTAGAGGTATTGGTGGTACTATTAGAGGTGGAATACTAGGTGCTGTAGGGTTTGCCGCTTTAGATTATTTTATGCCCCAAATACAAGATTTTGTCTCTGGAATTGCGGGGAATTTTGGTGTAGGACCCAAAGCAGCCAGTGATACTGATATTATAAAGTCGCTTGAAAAGGCTGAAAACGATATTGCACAATTAACGAAACAAATGGGGGAAGACAATCCTGCGTTACCTAGAATGACATCAATGATTGCAGATGATGCTGCAATGTATCTTCGTGAAGCACAACGAAGAGGATTGGTTGAGATTTCGGAAGATAAAAAGAGTTATACTTATACTGAAAAGGCAACCGAAACAGATAGCTCCACAACACCTGTGCCTTCAACAACTCCACCTGTAATACCTAAAACTTCATTGTTAGGAAAACAGAGTTCTGCACCAACAGCAGACTATGGTGCAGGGTCAGATGGAGGGCCAAAGGGTTTTGTTATTGTTCCTGGTCATGCTGCAGGACTTGGTGCGCCAGGTGAAATGGAAATCACTCCACAATTGGCAGATAATTTAGTAGCTAACTTGAGAAAACGAGTTGGACCTGATGTGCCAGTTACAGTAATGAACATGCATGCAGAAACAGAATTAACACAGGAAGCATTCACTAAACAGCAGGATAGATTGAAAGCTCTTGAGGAGAGAGGATATGAAGTAATTGAATTACATATGGATGCATCAGTAGAATCTGGTGCATCACCAGGTGGAGGTAGAGGTGTTATTCTTCCAATGCCTGGTACTGATGCTATCAATCCAGTTGAGGCAGACTTTGCAAAAAATTATGGTGCATTCCCAAGAGAGCATAGAGGTGGTCTTGGAGGAACTAACCGAGGTGTAAGTTTGATTGAACTTGGTAATATGTCACCAAGTCTTCAAAAGTCTGCACTAAGTGGTCAAGTACCTAAGTCTGATTTAGATATACTCACTAAACCTCTAGAAGATTCTTTGATAAGAGGACTAAACTTGATGGAAGTCAAACCAGGTCATAGTAGACCAGAACCACCAGCAGCACCCAATACTGATCCGGCTCCAGTAGTATTGCCATTAAGTGGAGGAGGTTCTGGTGATACCGAACTTTCAAGTGCGAGTGGTGGTCGAGCTTCAGCTGCATCATTCTCATCAACAGATGGAAATAACCCAAACCCAACACAAGTTGGTGCAATTTTTAACCTTACGGCGGTAGGATAATGGCATTACCACTATTACTCGGTGCAGCAAAAGGTCTAATTGGTTCTGGTAAAAAGAAACCAAAGTCTGGTAAAGAAGTTGCTGGAAAACTTGTCAAACGCAAAGAGAAAGAAGACACTAAAAAACCTTCAACACAAAAGAAACTTGCACCTGCACGAGTATCGGGTAAAAAGTTTTTTGGTGGTAAGTCATCAACTCCTAAGATAAAGAAACTAAAACCAAATACTGGTAATGGTCAATTAGATAATGTACTTGAATCGATTCAGTCATCGGTATCTAAATTAGGAAGTACTATTAAGAGTTTTTTAAAGTTCAAAAGAAAAGATAATCAGGATAAGACTAAAAGAAAAAATAAAATGTTGGCCAAACTGAGAGAAGTTGGGTTTGGAATGGTAGGTGGTGTCTTATCCTTGGGTAAAAAGTTACTCAGTAAGATTCCATTTTTTGATAGAATTAAAAACTTCTTTGTAAATATCCTACTTGGTGGTCTTGTATTGATGATACTTGACAATATCAAACCAATTATTGAAGTTATAAAGGGTGTTGTAGAGAAAATTAAGGAAGTATTTGCACTCATTAACAAATATCTTTTTCAACCGATGATAGAAGCTGGTAAGTTTCTTATTGATACGGTATTGCCTATTATAAAGGATATTATAAATTCAGCACCAGCGCAATTTATAAAAACTCAAATTGAAAGTCTAATCAAAACTATCGGGGATCAGTTTCCACAACTTGAAAAGGTTGTAGAAGATTTAAAAAATATACAAATACCCGGTATGGGTTTACTAAAAGATTTAATTGGTACTGACAATTCTCCTGATGGTTCTATTCCGGGTTCTGCAGGTGGAACTACCTTTGAGATAATTGCTGGTGGAGAGGGTGGATACAACTCGGTCAACCGAGGAAATGCTGGTGATACACCTGGTGGTTCACAAGAAGTATTTGGTAAAGATCTTACTGAAATGACCGTAGGTGAGATTATGGATGCACAAGCTGCAGGAAAAGTATTTGCAGTTGGTAAATATCAAATTATTGATACTACGATGTCTGAGTGGGTCAATCATCCTAGAGGTGGTGTAAGTAGATCAGACAAATTTGACGAGGCAACTCAGGAAAAGTTCAAAACATATGTTATCAATATAAAAAGACCTGAAATTGGTAGATATTTGAGAGGTGAATCTGATGATGTTGTTGCAGCTGCGCAGGGAGTTGCAAGAGAGTTTGCATCAGTTGGTTTATCGAGACCAGAGGCTGGGAGAGGGGTCGATCAGTCAAGATATGCGGGAATTGGTGATAATGCTGCAAGTATTCCTTCCCGTGAAATTCAACAGGCACTTAAATTTGATAGAGGTCAATATCAACAACAACAACCACCTGCACTAAGAGCTCCAGCTCAGGCAGGTAAGAGTAGAGTTCAGACTGATATTGAAGAGTTTCGACAGTTTAGAACACAATTTGGTTATACTTCACAAAGAAAACCAACTTTTAATCCAGAGAACTTACAAATTCGGGAAATGGGTACCTATGGTAGTGGTAACTATGATATCAGTCCTTTGGCTGATGATACCAACTATGAGATTAATGAACATAAAGGTGCAGGACACCATGAAAACCGTGCATTTGATATTCCAGTTCCTAGTAAAGCAGTTGGTGACAAAGTTAGTCAATTCTGGAAATCAAAAGGTTACACTACTATTTGGCAATCAGCCGGACATTATAATCATGTTCATGTAGAAGTCCCTAAAAATAAAGCTGCAGAGTTTTTCAATATTGCACCACAACAACCACAAGTGACACCACCTGCAGAAAGACAAACCGCAGAAGAAATTAGTAAACAGACAGATTATGAAAAAATGAGAACTATATTCATGCCTATTGAGGTACCTACTGGTGGAGGTGGGGGTACTAGTTCTGGTGGTGGAGGTCCTGCCGTTATTGGTAGTGGTTCAGCCAAAGATACATACTTACAGATTATGATGGAAAACAAACTGTTTAAACAATAATATGGTATTAAATAATCCTCAAACAGGTCCAGGTAATCTAAAGAAATTTACCATTACTTCAAATAAAGGTGGTAGACAGATTGATTTGTCTAATGGTGTTGTAGAATATCGTTATTATGAAAATGTATTGTCGAATTATATTACATCGAGTGCAATTGTTGTAGAAACTGGTGAACAACTTGAAGGTTCTGCACCAAGTACATTAGATTCTCTACCAATTAGAGGTGGTGAAAAGACTGATATTATTATTGAAGATGTTATTGGAAATGAGTTAAAGATTGACAATGGAATGTATGTCAATCGAGTACAAAATGGAATCCCGGATACAACTAAAGATGTATATCAACTTAATTTTGTATCTGAAGAATATTTTTTGAACGAACAGACAAGAGTTACTAAAAGATACGAGGGTAATATTGGAACAAATGTTGGAGTAATTTTAGCCGATGTGTTGGGTACAGAAAATCTAATCGATATTGATGACACTTCAAATACCTATAATTTTATGGGTAATACTCGAAGTCCCTTTTATATTTGTACCTGGTTGGCATCTAAATCAGTTCCAACATCTTCTGGGGAAAATTCTGGACCTGGTGGATACTTATTCTTTCAGACAAGAGATGGTTTATGTTTTAAATCCATTGATAGTCTGTTCTCAAAAGACCCGATAAAGAAATTTTTGTTCAATGATACCGGTAAATTAGTTGCTGGTTATGATGCAAATATATTATCATATAATATCGAAAGTGATATTGATATGACTCGAAATATAAGTTTTGGTGCTTATAATAATAAGACAACTTATTTCGATTTAACTGGGATGATTTATAAACAGATGGATTTTAATATCGATAATGCAAAGGATAGTGTAAAGAATGCTGGTAGGGATTATATAAATGTAAATGAAAAATTCATTCAAAGTCCGACTAGATACTTTTCTTATCTTAAAGATATTGGCGTTAACCCAAATGGGACAGGAAATGAGCAATTAGATACTTGGAAGAGTGACCAAACAAAACAAAATTTTGATTCTGAACAGGCTCTTGTCCAAACATTTATGAGATACAATCAAATGTTTACGGTTCAAACAAATATTATGATTGCTGGTGATTTCTCAATCAAGGCGGGTGATATGATTGAATGTGATTTTCCACAGTTGGAAACTAAATTAAATAAAGAAACGAACCAACAAAGTGGAGGTAAATATATGGTAGCAAGTGTATGTCATAAAGTGACTCCAAGAGAAACATATACAAGTTTGGGTTTGGTAAGAGACTCTTTCGGTAAAACTACAGGTTTTGGTGGTGTAAACTAATGTTAGATTTTGGTATCAAGACACATTCGATAGGAAGAGATGGGTATGTTTGGTGGGTAGGCCAGATTGCCAGTGAAGACTCCTGGAAAGAAAATAAACCAGAGAACCCCAAAGATTCTAATGAAGATATAAAAGGATTTGGTGAAAGATATCGAGTTGCAATTGTAGGGTATACCCCTTTTGATACTCAAGAAGTTACTGATGAGGAATTGCAGTGGGCATATGTTGAATATCCAGTTACTGCTGGTGCCGGTGGTAGAACCTCATCACAATCTGCAAACCTTGCACAAGGTGATTTTGTTCGTGGATATTTTCTTGATGGAGAAGAAGGACAGATACCGATTATTTCTGCAGTACTCGGAAGAAATGAATATCAAGCAATTACAAAGAACCGACCAGCTGGAGTAAGATTCACTAATTACAGTGGATTTCTACCAGAAGATTATGTGCCATTCTATACTCAAAAAATGATACAGGGTGGGGAGTTAATTACTCCCGACCAGACTGAAGAGAATGGTGGGAACATGTTTGTTCCTGGAACTGCAGGTGGAACACCCAATAATCCTTTTTTAATAGAATCTGTTACCGGTAGTAGTTCACAAAAAGAAGCTGCATCAAAGGCTGCATCAGAGGAACCAACAAACCCACTTGCAACACCATCTGATTGTGAACCAATACCACTAGGTAAAATACAGAAAGAAATTCAGAATATTGTTGTAGAGGTTCAGAAACTTCAGAAATCAATTTATAGTTATTCTAGTGCGGTAACAAATCAAGTATCTGATATTCAAGAACAAATTAATAAAGCACTTAACAAAGGAGCAAAATTTGTTACAAGTGGAATTAAGTGGATTTTTACTGAAATTCAAAAATTTGTTATCAAGACCACTAATGATGCTCTTAAGAAAACATATTCTTTATTATTTCCAAATGAAAGACCTGCGTTGAAGACTGCGGTTGAAAGTATCAATGATTTGATTGCTTGTCTCTTCAGAAAGTTGATTAGCCAGTTATTGTCAATAATTGGTAATTTTCTGAAAGATGCTGCAAATAAAGCTATTAATGGTTTGGAGTGTCTGGTAGATAATTTAATTGGTAATATTCTTGGACAACTTATTGGTGCGATATCTGGTATTATAAACAGTGCATTGTCAGGAATTAATTCGTTGATTGGTCAGTCTGTTGGTATTGTTAGTGAGATTTTAGGTATCATTACTGATGTACTTTCGTTCTTATCTTGTGAAGAAAAACCACAGTGTTCAAATGTTGATGAATGGAATATTTTAAGTGGTGGTAGTAAAGTATCTGCAGGAGACATCAGTTCTATTGTTGATAGTGCAAAGAATATTGCATCAACAGTTCAAGGTTCTGTTGATAATATAGGAGATAGTATTGATAACGCATTCAATATGGACCTTAGTGAAGTATTCAATCAAACTAGTTGTGACACTGGACCAGTATTTTGTGGACCACCTACTTCACAGTTCTTTGGTTCTGGTAGTGGCGCCGCTGGTAATCTTGTCATTGGTGCATTAGGTGAGGTCATTGGAATTGATATGGTAAGTTTTGGAGTTGGATATGATGAAAATTCTTATGGAAAGGTATATGATAACTGTGGTAAGGGTAGTGGTGCATACATTAGACCTATTGTAGATACTTACACTGATGATGATGGTAATACACAAACTGGTATTACAGATATTGAAATTATAGAACCAGGAACTGGTTATCTTCCTGCACCAGACGGAAGTAGAGGTGGTAATGAATATACTTGGTCAGACCCAGATGATACAGTTATAAAAAATCCTGACGGATCATGGTCACCTATTCCACCAGGTGAAGTGGTTACTGTTGACCCCGGAACTATTGTAACTCTTCCTCCAGGTACAGTTGTAGTCACAAATCCACAACCCGGTGGAGACCCTACTATAATTACTCTACCTGGAACTGGTACTCCCGGTGGAGATGGTGGTACCGGTGGAGGAGGTACCGGTGGTGGTGGAACTGGTGGAGGAGGTAATGGTGTCGGAAATAATGGTGATGGTAATAATGGTTCCAGTGATGGTGGTCAAGGTGGTGGTGAAACTATTCGAGGTGGTAATCCTGTTCTTATTGAATTGCCTGGTGTCTTTACTACACCCAAACCGGAATATAGAAGACCATCAGGTGACTATCCAACATCATCCAACGGTTCTTATCCTGTCATTCTATATCTTTGTGAAATCTTTATCGATGAAAGTGGTATCAATTATTCTCCTGGAGACCAAATTGTTATTGAACCAGACATTGGTGTAGTTGCAGAACCTAAATTTGATGCCCGTGGTAGAGTAACTTCTATCAAGGTCACTGAAAGTGGTGAAGGTTTCACTGAATATCCAACACTTTACATTCAATCTGAAACCGGTTATAATGCTGTATTACGACCAAAACTTTGTATAGATAGAGTTGGTGATGATGAACTCAAAGAACCAACATTCCAAGATAAAGTTATAACTGTGATTGATTGTGTAGGTAAAGTTTAATGGCAGAAGTAAAAAATTATCATACAATTAGGTATGGACAATCCGACGGTGAAATAAAATTTGGTCATATTACTCAAGATAATGTTCTTTCATCCGTTCTATTGAGAAATGGAAAATCAAAGAACCATTATATCACGATGGATTCTTCTGGTGCTCCTCATCGTAAATATGGAACTATCTGCCGTTCGCCTGGTTCATTTCAGGTAAGGGCAGGTGATAATGTAGATGAAGATGTACCTGGTGTATATGTTGA